TCTAGCCTCGGCGTCCTCAGCTTTAATAAGATCAACAACGCTTGGCGCATTAGCTGCACCAAACTCAGCACCCTCAATCTTTGCCTGTGTCTCGTATTGCTGAAAAGCAAAGCGAGACATTTGGTCGAGCGATTGTGCAATCGTGTTCGCCACCCTGGCTTGCGCTGTTCCAGTGGCAACAAAATTAACGCCGGGCAGCGATGCAATGCCAACGCCAAGCGGCCTATATTGTAGCGACCTAGCCATTAGCCAATACTCGTTTTCATCATTAACCCAGACCCAAATGTGCCGATAGCGGCAGCAAAGCCAGCTTGACTAGCTGCGCTGGCCTGCATCATATATTGATCAGATTGCATATAGCCGCCGCGCAAAGCAATAATCTCGTTATTCTTTACGGTGTATAATTCTTTAACGCCCTTTGCCCGCGCTGCTCTTTTTAAATTGTCCACGTTGCCAAGGCCTATGCCGCCGTATGCGTTAATGGTGGCGGCAGTGGCTATCATGTTATCCATTACCGCAACAGCCTGCTGCTTTTGCTTCAACGCCTCTTGTTGCGCCTGCAAGCGTGTGTAACCTGCCTGAGATTGTAAAGCAGCAGACTGTTGCTGCCCGGCTCGGTACTGCATAAAAGCGCTGGCACCTGCAAGCGCCAATCCTAAACCACCACCACTCATTGCCCTGCACTCACTTTATAATCAATGCCAAGCAGCGTCATTTTCAATGGCACCTCTTGACCAATTGTGATTTGACCATCGTATGTATAACCTAACATAGAATGTAGCGTTTTGATACCAGTGTACTCAGGAACCGCGCCACCAAGAACCCCACTGCCAAATTGTCTAAACGGCACCAACTTGCCATCAATTGTTAATGACTGCGTTTCAAATAATTCTGCATTTACCTCAAAGATACGCTTCTTAAAACCTTTTAAAGAGCCGCTAGATAGGCGCGGCTCAACCGGCAATGTCTTAACCTCTGGAGTAAAGTTAAGACCAACTTGATAGCTTGTGCCAGCCGCCGTAGCAAAAGTCACAGTAAAGGGTGTTGCTGGCACAACCTGATCTGGCTCAATAATACCATCACGAACAATCTTTACCGTTTCACCTTCAAGATGATCCATAGTTACACTGGCAGCAGCGCCGCCAGTTTTGGCGCTATCAAGCAATGTGTCAGCGTCAAACAACTCAACATAATAAACATCACTGCTATTTACTGTGCGCTTTACAACGGTATAGATGTCATCAACATCAACGCCAATGTTTAAAAAATTCCCACCTGTTGTCCACTCACTGGGCGCAATCACGTTTTGACTACGCAGCAATGTATAACAAGCGATGCTGCCGTCATCGTCATTTACAATTAGCAAACGGTCACCCTCGTCAGTGCCTGTCGCTTTACGCACAGCCATTTCTCCGGGCGTCTTTAGCAGGTGCGATGACAGCAACGATATCTTAGCTGACGTATAAGCCTGCACTGTGTCGCTATAAATAAACTCTTGCAGCGCTTTGCCCTGTCGCTGAATAAACAGCGTTGAGCCGTCCACGTTTTGCAACCTGATGCCGGGCTTCATGCCAAAGCCTGTCTGCTGCTTTACAATCATGTTTGTCGGCGTGATAGGCTCATCCAACGCTTGCGGAACATAGAACTCAGCGCCGGTTGTGAACACCTGCAAATGGCGTCCAGAGTAAATATCGACAATAGCATTAAATGTGCCGGTGTCTAATGTCGCTTCGACACCTGCATCATCAAGTGCTTCACCGGGGTCAAAGTTAAAAAAGTCAGATACGCGGCTACCCCACAATGTTGATGGGCGTGATTTGCTGCCGCCAAAATATAACCGACCTTCGTGAAATGTGACGCTGCGCGGCCAGCCGCGTGTCGATGACCAAACCGCCTCGTAACCGTGTTCGCTATTCCAGTCACCTTTCGTAATACCAGTAGTGTCAAAAAATGGTATTTCAACGTAGGCTTTCATTTCTGTGTCGCTGACATATTCAACGTAACGCGCACGGCCAAAACCATTGTCAGCAACGGCGTATTCACCAACAGCCGCTGTGCTAAATGCGGCTATCTTATAGTGGGATGTGCTATTTGGCGCGGTATCCCACGCTGGATAAACTGTAAGCAATTTACTTGACGCAACATAATCCTCGACGTGCCGCTTTTGGCCTGAGCCAGTGCCAGACGTAATTTCAATAAACATACCATTTGGCTCATCGTTCAGCGTAAAGTTGCTGGCAGATTTTAGCGTTATAGTATTAGCCCCGCCGCCCTGAGCCGTGCCAGTGTCAGTTGTTACCGCACTAGCAGTCAGCGTAATATTGCCAACGGTGCTTGATGGGGTAATTGTAAACTGCGGGCTGTGAACGTCATATTCAAACGCATATTTTGGTATGTGGTCAAAGTCAATTGTGCTGGCCGTCCAATTAGCGTCTGTAGCCCCGCGCACAATTTTTATTGGCTCTAAATCCTCATGCACCACAATAACTGTATCAGCAGATTGCACCCAGTTCATCTGCGGCAATATAGACGCAGTAACAGCAGCCACGGTCAAAAAGTTGCTACCGCCGCCGTTAATTGCTGTAATCTGTACGCCATCTTTAAAAACGTACATTTTGCCGGGTGTGAACACCAGCATATAGCTGTCAGATACACTAAACTCAAATGGCACCATACGCACTGCGGTGCCTGCGCCGCCATCTAACTCAGCAACAAACTTAGTGCCGTCACGGCGTTTTGCACCGCCTTGCGGCTGGATGCTAACATTACGCGCAGTGGTCAGGCCAGAGCTATACTGGTCAATATCAGTCCGGGCGCGTAGTTTTGGATCTAGCTCGCCACTGGTAAAATCATTCTGGATCTGAATAATCCGGCTCATGCTAGAACCTTATGTCAGAAATAGGAAACTCATGTATAGTTTGTGCTGGACGATCAGCACCATCAATATTTATTGAAACACGCAACAGCCCACCACGCATATTTTCTGATGGCGCACCATATGCTTTTTGGTGGTAATAATCCCCCTTAGTAAGCTGGTCAGTTACCGGCTCGGCAAAGTCAGCAGCTAGCGCTGTCTTTAACAGACGCACAAAATATGGCGGGAAGACAGCCTCTGCTGGACGATACTGGTAATCAATCCAGACCTCTTCATAATTTGTGTAAAGGCCAAGATTGTAGATTTCAAAATCTCGCACTGGCTGCGCTCCAATAGCGCCAACATTAAACACAGCTTTTGGATTGCCAAGAATATCACCCGGCAAAGCGTAGGTATATTTCCATTCATTAATAGGGGTGCTAGCCAAACGGCCTAGCTTTACCTTTTTAACAGACCAGCTAAATGGGTACTGCATTAAGATCGTATCGCGGATATCGTCATAAAGACGATCAGCCACTTGCGCTTCATCGGTGCCGGTGGCAAATGACGAAAGCGGGGCAGCGCCCAGCATGATCAGAGCCTCGGAACATATTGATAGTTTGGTGTCGCCCTGCGCCATTCGTTACTCCAAAATAGGGAAATGGGGCAGCATAAGCCGCCCCACTATTGTTAGTCAGCGTCAGCGACTGATACAGCCGTGCCGTCTGATACATCAACAACACCAGATGCGTTTGACAGAACAACAACGATTGACATTGTTGGTGTCGCGCTATCGCGAACAAAGATGATATCACCAACTGCCACTGTGTCTGACAAGTCGTTAAAATATCCTTCGGTGTTCACAGTCGCAATCGCGTCTGCTGATGTGTAGGTGTACATGCTAGGTGCGTTGCCAGATTTAGCTGCACCAATAACATTCCATCCTGCTGAAGAGAAAGCCATTTTCTACACTCCTTTCTATTCAGTGCAAGAGATTTTGACGATACCTTCGTCATCAATGGCAACCGCGCCTGCGGAGAACATTGAAGAAACGAGGAACGACGTTTTCTCAGGAACATAGTTGATTTCAGACTTTTGGTTCATGCCAATACCCATACCCATTGCATCCTTATGGAATGCAAAGCATGTGCGGGTTGATGGCAGTGGCAAGCCACCTTCATCACGGTCACCAAGAGTTACGAACTTGAAGCCCATAAAGGTGTCAACCTCACCAGAAACTAGAGCTTTGACTGTTGCAAAGTCTGCGCTTGTGATTTCGGTTTCGCCCAGCATACCAGCCAAGTTATTAGCGTGGATGATCATGCAACGGCCTTCAGATGGTACGTTATTCGCATCAAGCAGCTTCTTTGCTTCAATCAGCTTTTCAATGTTCATGTTTGTACCAGCGCCACCAATGGTGGTCGCAACGGTCAGTGTTGTTGCTGATGCGTTGAGGGCATCAAGAACAAGTTGATCCATACGGCGACCAATAGCGTTACCAACTACCTGCACCAATTCACGACGCTCGTCAAAGTTGACTTTCTGCTGTGAAAAGATGTCGCTGTACTCGGCAGCGATATAATCGGACATTGTTGCTGTGACCTGCGAATAGGTCACGTTAAGAGGGGTTACGTCAGTTTGCGGAACGCGAACTGTTGCGGTGCCTTTCCCGATCTTCGGGAACTTCACCTGATTGCCTTCGACATTTGCCCGCTCGCGGGTTAAGCCTGCCAGTGCGCGTGACGACTGGTATGCCTGCTTAACCTCGGCATCGAACAACTGTACAAAAGCATTGGAAATGCCAACTGCCATTTTCCTAATCCTTTGTAAAAGTTAAAACACGATTTGACGCCTAGCAGGTATCCTTCCGGGCTGCGGCTTGAGCATATACGCTACGCCCCCAAGCGTTTGCGACAGGTCGAAAGCCGATTGTCTGTCAAGGGTGATTTTATAGAAAAACGCGGCAATTGTAAACAACTGCCGCGCTTGCATTAAATGGCGCTATATTCTTGCTTGCCATAGACGTTTTCAAACATCTTCTCAACCTTCGCCCGGTAGGCGGGGTCGCTTTGATATTCGGGCTTGCCAACCATTGCCATTAGCTCTTCTTTTGATGGCGCATCGCTTGTTGGCGACACGTCAATTGGCACTGGCTTATCGCCATAATATGAGCGGATCTTTTGCAAAGCGCGTAGCCCTTGTGCTGTGCCGCCCATAATCTTGAACTCTTCAAAATCATCATCTGACCAAACGCCCTTGCGAACTAAGCTAGACGCCCAGTCAGTCATTGACTTAATAGCGATATCAGCGTTAGGGCCAAGTTTCTCATATTCTTCTTTGTATGAAATTTCGGCTTGCTGGCTTTCGCCCTGAGCCATTTCGATAAATGTGCCAGCTAGCTGTTCAAACGCTGCTTGGCTAACACCATTTTCTTTTGCCCAGTCTTTATAGACATTATAAAGCGGATCATCGTCACCAATGCCAGCCTCTTCAAAAATTGCTGTGTCGTATTTGTCAGGGGATTTGTGCTTGCCCTGACTAAACTTTTTTTGCAGTTCATTGTAAGACTTGACAAGGTTCTCTAGATCCGGGCCATCGTCTTCGTTCCAAAACTTTTCTGGATACCACTCTGGCTTTTCAAGCTCTATCTCTTCACCTTCTTTTGCAACGGTTACGCTATCAACTGACGGCTCGTTGTCTGGTAGCTGGTGTGGGATTGATGTCTCTTCAGCCTGCTGCTGGTTATCGTCGCCCTCAACTTGGGCTTCGGCCAACAGTCCATCTGTATCATTCATAGTGATCTCGCTCTTTTCATACGCCGCTCAATTTCCCTGACCAGACTATTCTGGCCTTCGCGAGCATAGCCGTGGCTGGCATCCTCGCCAGGATACCAGCTAGGCTGCTCTATCGTCAGCGACCTTAGATGGGTGAGCAGCTTTGCCCCATCATCGCTGGCGAACACGCGCAAATAAAGACGATCAATGTCATCTTTATCAACTTGTTGCTTTTCTGCTATTTCGGGGTTTACGGTTTGTAAACCTTCCCAACCATCCGGGTTCATTAGACCATCCCTTCTGGTGGTGCCTCGCCTTCAGTTGGCGCACCACCTTCTGCCTGCGCTTGTGCCTGCATCATCTGCGCGGCCTGTTGCATCATTTGTTCGCGCTCTTGCGGTGTCGTGCGTAACTCCGCTGGCACCCCTAACTTGTCAGCCACATAATCTGAGATGCTGCCCATCTTCACAGCCATTTGACCTTCTGGGCCAAGGGCTGATGACATCTGCACCCAGTTCATAATTTTCTCGATATCGCCCATATTCTGCGCTTGTGCAATTGGGCTAACCGGCGTGACCTTAACCTCAAGCCCATTAACGCGCAGCGGCATCTCAATCAAACCGCGCTCATCCATCACATAAAGGATGCGGGCAACCAGCGGCACCATAGTTTCTGTAATCAAACGACCGAAAGCGGAGCCAAGGTTCTGCGCCAATTCTTTCATGCGTTCTGCAATTTCTGTCGCAGACCTTGCGCTCATATTGTCAGGCGGCAATGTGTCATCAAGCAAAATCTTTTTGACGTTCATGCGTAGGTCATTAATCACAATCTGCGACACATTAAAATCACCAGAACGCGGCATTTGGCGCAGGCTTTCGCCTTGTGGCCCACCGTTACGCGCAACCGGGATAATGGCACCCGGCTGGATGCGGATGTTTTGCGGGTTCAATACGCCATCATCAGCCGCAGTGTAAACACCAGCAATTGACAAACTGGCATTTTTCAACAGCAGTTCTAGTGTCTTGTTCAGCGTTTTAATATCTGGAATAGCCGTTACCAACGGCCCCCGGCCATACACCTCACCTGCCACTTTCATGTAACGCGCTACAATCCAAGGCGATGATTTCATCCGGCGCATAAGCAAGCCAGCTTTGCCCTCAGCCCAAATAACGTGATAACAAAAATCACCTTTGTCGGGGTCATATAATGTAGCCTCAACAAGATCAATTTCTTGTGTCGGTTTGTCATCAATCATACGCTGCAAGCGCTCTGGGATGTCAGCATCTTGCCAATGCTGCTTGATAGCCTCACCTTTCAAGCGCATCCGGCGGTACACATTATCGACCTTGCCGTGTGCGCCCTCTTCGATGCTTACCAAATACTGTGGCACAGCAGTAAAGCGGATTGGTGTCATGTCGTCGCCGGGCTGCACTAGCATCACGGCAGTGCCAACAGCTAGGTCAAGCAAAAATTCGCCCATAGCCAAATCAAAGTTAGACTGGCGCAGCAAGCTAAACATTGTGTCGCTATACATATCAAGCGCAGTTTGTGCTTCAAGGCGGCGCTCTTCTGGGATTTCTGGCCCCGGCTCTAACCGGCACCAAGGCGCGTAGGGTGGAAACAGGCCAGACTGGATGCGGTTGGCAAAACGCTGCGTCGCATTGATGGCCGTGCTATCAAACACGCGCACCATTTTGTTTTGCCCCGGAGAGCCACCGCCCTCGTAATAGCCATCATAAAGATTGCGCTGTGGCAAGCCAAACTCATAGCAGTCTTCATAGATCTGCCGCCAGTTATCTTTGCGCCGCTGCGCCACGTCGTGACGCTTTAGGATATCTTCAACACTATGCACTGGCTTGGTTCCTTTTACTTATGGCTGCCGATTTTCTTTTGGCGTCTGCTTTTGAGCTAGCGCCCCAAGCGCGTAGCGATAAAAGCAGACGTGTAGGCTCTCCCTTTTCATTACGCTCTGGCCCTGGCATACCACCCATCCTAGCCAAGAATGATGCGCGGCGCGGATTGTCGCCAGACTTTACCGGCGCTTTTAGGTTCATGCCCTGCGCTTTAGCAGAACGACGACCAGCAGCGTTCAAACCACCTTTTGGGTTTTTGCCTGCACTGCGTGTCCAAGCCGGTGACCTAGCCACGCGCCGCCCTCATATTATCAATGAGGTTTGGATATGGCCGACCAGCTTTTTTAGCTGCCCGCATAGCGCTGCGCTTCTTAGCAGAACTCAACGCCTTTGGCTTGCCCAAATCTTTTGGCCGCTTTTTATCCCAAACTTGCTTTGCCATTATTTACCGTAACCCTTACCTTTTTTCTTAGGCATAATCTTTCCTCTTCGCCATTTTAGTTTTCATGTTAGCCTCAGTTACCCGGCCACCAGTCTGCCGGGCATACTCTTTAGCTGCCTTCATCCCAGCCTTGCTATAAGCAAAGTGCCGGGTCTTACCATCTTTGGAAACTACTTTTGGCATTTATGCTCCTAATCGTGATGAGGTTGATAATAATGTGCGTGTGCCAAGCTGCGTCATCCCAGATTTGCGGCGACGTAACCGCTCGGCTTCAATCTCTTTTGCGAGGTCTGAGCGAATAACTTTTTTACCAAGCGTCGCTTTTTCTTCTTCTTCTTCTTCTTCTTCTGGCTTGACGATAGGGCGCGACCCACCACCGCGATCATCGCCCATTCGCTCTCTGTCCTCGCGGGCTTCAGCGTCGGGGTCACGACCTGTCAACCTGCCAAGGCTATCATAAACGCCACTTACTCTGCCGGTGCGGCTATCATAAACCGCCCTTGAACCTTCTTTACTTAACACGTCTTTCATGCGGCTTCCCATAAACTGGGCTGCATAGTTTTGCGCTACATTAATCCCAGCGAATGGTATTGCAGCAGCAATAATTTTGTCGCTTGTGGTCATGTTGTCGATATTTTTTTTGCCAAGCGCAATTTGCTTATTTATCTGCTTTTGTGCTTTATCTTTCTTTCCCTGCGGCGTATTTGATCCGGGGCGCTGTTCAGCGCCACCACGGTCTGGCCCAGAGTAACCGCGACCGCCGTCATCCCGGCTGCTTCCCATACCCGCGCTAGAACGACCACCACCGCGACCGCCGGATGACCCACCACCGCGACCGCTGCCACTTGCGCCAGAAGAGCCACCAGCCGCCCCGCCCGATCTCTCCGACCCAAAGCCAGAACTTTCATTACCAAACCCAGGCGGGTATGATGGGACGCCTTTATGAAACTCACCTGTTCCACCGCGTGATTTCAGAAGCTCGGCTTCGGCTGGCGTGATATAAGCCAACAAATGCCGCTGGCCTCTAATTGTGGTTCTGCTTGGTGGGTTTCTTTTTGTCATATCTTACACCGGCCCTAATGTTTCTGTGATGCCCTTCTCGGCGTCTTCGCGAGTTTTAGATAACAGCATCCGACGACCGCCAGTATATCGAGCGCGGCGCTGTGCCGCTAGCTTCATGCGCCTATCGCGATCCTCAGCCTCAACCTTTTGCTCTTGACGTTCTTGAGCAGCCACCAATTCTGGATCTGGCTGTTGTGGTTTAGGACTGCCGCCAAATAATCCGCTCATTTATAATACCTCGCATACATTCGATAATCAGCGCCGTCAGGGCCGTAGCTTTTTAATAAACCTTCTGGCGTGAATTGTAACGCATCAGCCCACCTAACAGCAAGGTCATTCTGCGTATTTACTGTTAGCTGCAACCGCTTCAATACCATCTCGGTAGCAATCAGGTTGAAATAGCGGTATGCGCCTTTTGTAAGTGATACCGGCGCGGTAGCAACGTGGTCTGTTGTCAACATCCAGCCTTCAGCAACACCCGGCCACAGCTTGTTAATGCCAAAGCAACAAGCAATCTTGCCACGCAATAATGCTGTGCAAGCAAGCCCACCTGTGCCTGCTGCCTGCAAAGCCTCTTTATAATCCGGCACAAGTTTTAAAAACTGGGCGTCAATCGGCCTTAACTCTGCCATATAGGCATGACCCCAGTAAAACGGCACAATAGAAACCTCACTATTGCCGCACAGCGTTTCCCGCCAGTTAGAATATGTTAAAATCTGCATTGGCTGTTAGCTGATTAAACTGTTTGCTAAACTGACTATTGCGCGTAATGCTCCGCACCTCACCGGCACCAAGCATCAAATACCCAAACGCATCACCGACGTGCGAATGCTCATTTTTATTTGGCGCATCTCGGAACCGCTCATACCCGGCACCAACCGCCACGCGCTTAAAATGGTAACCGCCCGCCAGCGATTTGCGGGTGCGGGTGCATTTACTGCTAACCACCAACCCAGCTTTGCCATCTATCATGCGGTTCATTGGCATAGCACCGGCCTCGCGCCGCACTTTAAAATCGTTGGTGCTAGTTGGCCGGGCATGAAGCCCCATCGTTTTTAAATGCTCAAATGCGGTGACCTCAAAGATCTCATCGCGCTTGACACCTGCTGGGTCACCCCAAACCAGCACGTCGCTTTTCGGAAACATGCTTTGTATGTCAGCCAGTAGGTGATGGCAGAACCGCTCAAGCCCCATATCAAAAGCCACAAGCTCATGCACGACATTCCATCTGCCGTTCTGCATTTTCTGCCCAAACACAGCCGCCGGGGTCAAACCAAAGTCAAGCCCAATATGCACCGGCCAGCCCGGCTCAATCTCAGCATCACCAGACATCACGCTGTCACTGTACTCAGGCCAGACCGGCTTGCCGTCTTGCACATAAACATACTGCGCCCCGGCATAGCATTGTATCCAGTCCAGCGTCTTACCAGCTAGCTGCTGTTCATAATATCCGACCGGCAGGTTGTTGACGTTTTCAGCCTTCGGATTATTCAACCAATGCTTGCCAGCCGCAAACATCGCATCTTCATGCTCGGCCGTACCCTCGACTACGCCGCCGGGTTGCTTGTAAAACTTCCAAGGATATTTTCCGCGAATAGGATTTTTCTCGGCAAGGTTCGGCCACCAATGGTCGCTATCCATTGGGTTGGTACTCATCCAAACACCGCGCCAAGTGCAACCAGCATTCGATTTGGTAGGATAACGACCAACACGCGATGTCAATCCATCAACCACCGCCTTTGGCAATTCCCTGGCCTCGTCAATAAAGCCCCCGGTCAATTCTAAAGACAACAGCTTTCGCACGTCGCGGGGTTGATCCAGCGCCAAAAAGATCACCTCACAATCAAGCCCAGCCGCGCCATCACGCGGCGGCAGCTTGATGTGATGGGTGATCGGCGGCGACCAGCGCATCGGCCCCCAAACATTCTCCGGGAATAATTCTTGCCACGTTTTAATCGTGGTCGTGCGTAGTTCCGGGTAACTGTTCCTGATAACTGCAAACCGAGTATATCTGATCCCATCTATCGGCGACGGCTCCTGCTTCACCGCCCGCAGCATCACTTCCGCTAATGAAGCAAACGTCTTGCCAGACCCGACCGGCCCCATCAACCCACGCACGAAACTGTCGTCTTGTAAAAATTGCCATACTGTTGGGCTTTGCGAAAAATCAAGGTTTAAACCCGCAAGCGCTTCAGTGGTTGGCTGCTTGCGACGCCGGGGTGATCTGTCTGTTGCTGCTCTAGCTCGCGCCATCATAATCCTCTGGGTCAAAAATAATAGTTAAATTATCGTTAAACTGGTCGCTTTCTAATTCAAGCATAGGCCCGCCGCACTCAGTACAAACAATAGCCTCACCACTATCATACACCCGACCCCTAGTAAGCCGGGAACAATATCGACACACTATATCATTCTTAAAAAACCTGACGCTGATATAATCCTTCATGTCGATAACCTTACCCATCGTCGCCCTCAATCTCGACAATCTTGGTGGTCGGCCCAGTAATATTAATGCCAATCATGCTCGGCTTTTGATCGCCAGCGTTTGGCTCCAATAACCCGCGATGCTTCGCCAATAGACGCAACGCAGATAGTTTGTCGTGCATCTCAACCTCAATCGTGTTGCCAAACTGATTGGGCGTGACCTTGACCTTCTTAACCGCCCGGCGGGCGCGATCCGACAATTGGTCGCTCGGCGTCAGCGTAACCCGCCCCATATCATCCCACTGAATAACGTCAGTCGCCTCACCAGCGCCAATCGCCTCTAACTCCTGCACCACGGCTTCCCGCCGGTCAGCGTCGGACGATGCCAGAGCCGCCCGCTGCTGTCTAATCGTCGGCGTTGTTTTGTCTGACATGCAAACACTCCGATCCTGTTGCGGCATAGCCAGCCAGATCAACCCAGCTATCCTGATGATCCGGCGTGGCAGATAAACGCGCCAGCTTCACGCCAGCCATCATCATAGCCACATGCTCCGGCTGAAACTCAATGCCAACCAGCGCCGTCCATATAATAGCAATGCGCTCGTGATTATCCCAAATGCTGCCATACTCTTCGCCACGATCAGCGACGGTTTCCTTGGCGGCCTCTAATAGCTCGTATCTGTTCATCCTTCGGTGTCTCCCTTAACGTCAATAATCTTTAAGTTACATACAGTGCAATCAAACTCCCGCTTATGCACGTCATCGCGGCGCAACACAATCGCGCTGCGACAGCGCGGGCATTGCCGGTTAGTCAGCTTTCGCTCAAACGAGCCATCGCCCTCGTCAATCATCGGCCTCTCCTGTTCCCCCACAAGAATAGCACGATGTCCACTGGACGCAACCATAGCCATCCGGCTCGCGGATGAAGCCGTTGTCGCAGTCCGGGCAAACGGTGCGAAAATTTTGTGTGACACCCCCATCTACGCTAGGGGCGAGGCGGGGGGCAAGGGGTCGTTTTTTTGCGGGCGCGACATCGCTCGCACCCCCTGCCGTACAAAAGCATACGTCGGTCTGTTCGTTGTACATCACAGCATACCCGACGCTACATCGTACAGCGACGGCACCCCTGCCCTTCGCTCTATCGCTGCATCACACACGTTGAGGGTGGCAGCGCTGACATCAGCCGCAGTGTAGCCAGCGACAGCCAGCCGCCGGGCGTGTGCTATCTCATTATCATATAGCCGCACCTGCCCGGTCGCCTGCTGCACGGCTCGGATGTAGGCATGAGCGATGGCGCTGGCCTCTGGCTGGTCGGTTGTGTGAGTGGTTACCTGTTCATCCCCCATACCCCCTATTACATTTGCGTGTGCCTCATCTTCATCAGTGCGAACCTGCAATGGCGTTGCGCTGTGTATCTCTTCATAGGTTGGTAATGGGTCGTCCTTATCCCACAGCACTTGATACCTGTTGCTCTTCCATCCGCTTACTGTGTCTTGGTAATCCTTCGGCGATAGCTGGCGCACATATTTGCGACGCTTCAACACCTTCATCGCGTTATGCACGGTCACACGCTCTTTGTAGCCGGTGATGTCACACAGCGTTTCCATCGCAGGCCAGCACACACCGGCACGGTTCGCAAAGATGCACAACGCGCCAAGCACTCGCAGTTCGCGCTCTTTCAACTCGCGATCACCAACTGCCCTAGCTGGCATCACCGACCATCGTCTAAAATGGTATTTCATCATTCAGTTCCTTTTCAGTTCGCGTCTTGACCTTTTCAACAGCGGCACCCGGCCACATTCCTTTTGCTATCTCAGTGATCTGCCCGGCCTTGTCTTTACGCCAGCCTGACACGATAGCTGCGACCTCATCAACGCTATAGACCACCATCTCGCGATGCTCTTTGGCAACCTTGCCTGCCTCATATCCATTGCGCGTAATCGCCAACACTTTACCATCATCCATCTGAGCTTCCCAGTAATCACCAGTCAACGGTTTATGCCCGGCAGCGATAGCAGCCTGCTCAAGCGCAGCCAGTCCTCGCAACGTCACCGATACCTGATGCTCAACATCGTGCTGGCTTTCTATCGCCTCATTCAGCTTATCCATCTGCGCTTCAAACCTACCACGCAGCCCCTGCTCAACAAGCCAAGGCAATCTATCTATGCCCCACTTTGCTTCCATTGCTGTTGCGGCTCTGTCATATTCATGCAGCGCATCCTGCATCCGACGCATCGCCGTCTGACTAGGTGCATAGAATTGCTTGCTTGGTTTTGGTACTCGTTTGCCCTTCATTTTACCTCTCCTAAACGTAGGGTGGGATGGTAGGGTGTGATCTAAAGATCATCACACCCCACCCACCTGTGCCGGAACGTGCGATATAGGTGGGATGGTCACCCCACATTTTACGCTAACCCCTTGTTAATCCACACTTTGCCTTCATGCACAGTCACCACACCCTTATCCTGCAAGCCCTGCCGCGCATCCTTGCGCTGTCCGGGCGTTAAATCGGGTGATTTGACCTTGTGCGCCTCATGCCACTGGCTCACTGACAAGGCATCTGTCGTTAGTTTTATCAGTGTGTTTTGCAGCGATTGGAATGCGTGTTGCTGCCTTGCAGACAGGTTTTGCTTCTTGGTTGCACCTTGCGCTTCGATGGGTTTCATCACGATGCTGGTGTCGTCAACCAATGCCACTGGCGTCATCTCAAACGTGATCTTGTCCATTGGCTCGGCATCCTTTTGCTTATCCATTGACAACGCCACGATGCTCTCAGCCTTGCCGACTGCCAGCACGGTGTCAGCGGCACCAGCCAGTGCCGAGCTACCGCGCATTGAGTTGATGCCCCGGCTCGCATCCTTTCCAGCGTGGTGTATTGCCAGCAGGCCACAGCCGGTGTGATGCTTTACCGCGTCACAGCCCCTGATGAACGACGACATATCTGTGGCGCTGTTTTCCTCGCCGGTCATTGACCGAGCCACAGTGTCAATTACCAGACAGCTAAATTCTTCATTGAGGCTATCAATGGTGCGCAGCAGCTTGTCGATGCTTTCCTCGTCCATCATATCAACAGCCATAGGCAACACGCGCAGCAAGCCAGTATCCTCAACCTGATTGTGCAGCTTCCAAGCCTTGACGCGCTTGCCAAGCCCGCCAACACCCTCACCGGCAATGTACAGCACAACGCCCTGCCTTGTTTGCCTGCCGTGCCACGCCAAGCCGTGTGACATGCACAACGCCATATCAATAGCTATGAATGATTTGCCGGTGCCGGGTGCGCCATACATGACGCTGAAGCCGTGCTTGGTTAGTACATCGTCAATCATCCACTCGACTGGCGGCATCGTCATCAGGTAATGTTCATCATACAGCGGGTAAATGTCAGGCTTGGCCTCTGGCGCTGTCTCAACGACTGGCGCTTGACGTGCCATCTCAAGCAACACCTTCTTGCCGTTGCCAGCTAACAGCCAGTCTGCCACGTCACCCTTGTGCGGCAGGTTAGGCAGGTCGAGGCGCTTGATCTTGTCCACCGTGCCGTGTAGCGCAGCAATAACTGTGTCGGCGTGTGCTTGCCCGGCCTCATCGTTATCTGGCAGCACTACGACATTGCGCCCCTCAAAATACTGTGCAAGCTCCGGCTTCCAGTTCTTCGACCCGCCACTGTTTGTCGTTGCGATCAGGCCAAGCTCAATCAAAGCATCGGCGCATTTCTCGCCCTCTACAATAAACACTGGC